GTCTCTAAAATTCTCTTGATTGACTCTGCTACACCTATTTGATACAAAATAAACTCCTATTCAATCTGAAATGTTGGATCACCTGCTATTTGTGTTGAACCACAATCAACCGGATCACTTATCTTTTGAGCAGACAAGCCATTGAGTATAAAATGGTTCTGCCCAGCCATTCCACCTGAGTGACAAGCTGGTCCACAGCAGTGAACAGTTGAAGATGCACCAAGAAAAGAAGCCGGAATTCCATTTATCAAAAAAGTTGGATCACCCTCAGCTATGTTGTGATCTCCCCAGCAGCCATGACCTGCAAGTGCATCACCTTTTCTTGTTATTGGTTTCATTTTGCCGTCCACTTAAAGTTTTTACCCGTAGCGATTATCTCAGCTCCAGCATCAAGAGTGATATTGCCACCTGCTTTTATAGTGATGTCACCTACTGCATTGACAAAGAGCTGCTTGTTTTTTGTGTCATACAAAATCACTGTGCCGTCCTCATACTCCAAAACCTCAGTCGTAGCGTTTGCAAGAACCGGCTCTTTGCAATCCTGGTTAAAAATACCTCTTAAGATGAAACCGTCATTGGTTTCGCCATAAGGAGATATAACAAGAACCTGCTCTCCAACTCTTTGCGGCTTGAAGTGTTTTGAGAATGTATTGCCAAACATCAGCACTGGCAAGAAGTCAGTCACTCTGTCAAGGATAGTCACTCTAGCTAGAGCCTGCTCCTCTTTAACCTCAGATATAACTCCTATCTGTGCAATGCTTCCAAGTCTTCTCATAAGCTCGGCATTCATTTATTCATCTCCACCATATACTGCTTGATATCTTCAGGAGGCAAGTGCTTCATAACCAAAAGTCTAAGCAGCTTTAGCTCTTCGCCCTGCTGAGAGACAATCTTTTTAAGCTCTTCAATCTCTGTTTGCTGGTTTTTAATAGTCACCTGAGAAGCATTTAAAAGCCTCACCGCAGGTATAATCAAAAATACAAGCAAGAAGTTTGCAAGGGGAATGTATGTCATTAGTGTTTCCATTATTTACTAGCTCCTTTGATTTTTTCTATACCTCTACTTCCAAAGTAAGCAACGATCATGGTTGTCAAGAAAGTCTCAATCAAAGGAAGGTATGCTTCATTTATTTGAAACTCCCCAACATTGCCATCGAAAAGCATTGCAATAGAAAAAATCACAAGCATATATACGATTGACAACGGTCTTACCAAAGATGCAACAACATTTTTATTGTCACTCACCCATCTCTTTGTCACCTCTTTTTCGTAATCATTTGCCAAGCCTTGCAGCTCCAGCTCTTTTTGAGACCTGATCGCCTCAAGTTCATTTTTTAGTTTCTCTCTCTCTTCATCAGAAGTCACAAGCTTATCTATAGCATTCCCAACACTATCTATAACACTTCCAACCGAACCGCTAAAGAGGTTTTTAAACCAGCTCATTAAGCACCACCTTTTAAAAAACTTTTGCAGCAGTTTACGCAATAACCTTTTTTAAAATCTATTCTTATTTTTTATACAAATTCTTTTTTAAAGCCCTTGGCAAAAGCCCTTTATAAAAAAAATTGCTAAAAAAACTTTTATAGATTGTCGGCGTTAATAAATGTAAAAATGGCGGAAAAAATTTGGAAGTTGCATGGTTGATAAGTTTGAAACAGAGTTAAAAGACCATTTAAAAACTATAGGTGAGGTTCGTTCTTACCTTGGTGAGTTTGACAATCCCAAAGAGCTTGAAGCTTGTGTCAAGGGTGAGCCTATAGTTTTTATTGACTTTGATGGTGACGAGTATATTGATACTTACTCCAAAGAGTGCAGGTGGAACCTATATATTGTAGGTACAACATCCTCTAAGCACGAAACCTACAGAGAAAAGAGTAGGCATGAAATTATTGCTTTTATGGAAGCAATAGACAAAAGCTTGATTGATAGAAGCTTTACAAATAGTTCTCCGATTAAACTAATCGCTTCAAAGAAGATTTTTGACGGCATCACGGATCATGGTTATCTAAGTGTCTATGTAAGAAACTTCAAAGCGGTTCTTTATGAAGAGACTATCGACTTAATAGATGAGGAGGAGTTTTGAAAAATATACTTTGCAGAAAAGATATCTTTCCTTTAAAAGACACTAAAAAGGGGGATAATGAAAATGAAGTTGTAATTGTTGTAGGAGTTGTAGGGGAGTGGCACGGTCATCCTAACGGCTCTTTTAAAATAAGCCTTGAAGACCTAAAACAAATCAAGGATAACTTTGATAACTCAAAGCAAAAACTTATAGTGATTGACTATGAGCATCAAACACTTTACGGAACTGAGGCACCTGCTGCTGGTTGGATACATAAGCTAGAGATTGAGGGTGATAAGCTTATGGCATATCTACAGTGGACGGAAAAAGCCACCGAATACATCAAAAAAGGTGAGTACAAATATGTATCTCCAGTGTATGTGTTTGATACTTACGACAAAGAGACAAACGCATACTCAGGTATCACACTTCACTCAGTAGCTCTAACAAACACGCCGTTTCTTGATGAGCTTGGCGAAGTGTATGCCAATAAAAAAACCCAAAAGGAGGAAAACATGGGAAAAGAGACTGAAAACAATCAACCTGGTGAGCAAGAGCAAACTACACAAACTCCTGCAACAACTGAAAATAATGCCGCTCATGAGCAAAACCCTGGAACTAATCAGGAGGAGCAAAGCAACGCTTCTACGCAAAACAATGAAGCCAGTGAGGTTGAAAAACTAAAAGAGCAGCTTGCTGAGACAAAAGTTGATGCAGCTATTGCAGCAAACAAAATCACTCAGGATCAAAGATCGTGGGCTATCAAATACTGCAAAGCCGACTTAGAAGGTTTTGAGGAGTTCTTGAAGTTTCAAAAAGAGCCAAGACAAGCTCCCGGAAACAACATGTATCCAAACAAAGGTGAGCCTGGTGGAAGCGACAACGGTTTTGATGTCGTAAAAATGGCTTTAAACTAAAAAATAAGGAGAGAAGATGTTAGTAAAACTTGGTAACAGATACGATGATGTTGTAGCAAACAGCGTTATCGCAGTAAACGGGACGGTTGTAGTTCCTACCGATGTTGAAAGTTTAGAGATTGGTACTTTGTTAACCAGTGAAGACGGTGGTCTAACTTGGGATATCTTGCAAGAAGATCAATGGGAAGCTGGAGAGTTTGCAACGGGTGAAACAGTTTATCACTTGGGGCATATCTGGGAAAGCAAAGTTGATGCAAACACAGCAGAGCCTGGAACAGACGACACAAAGTGGACGGACAAAGGTCTATGGAACGCAAACGGTGTTTTAGTTGACAGACTTGAAACAACCGGTGCATCGGCAATACTTGTATGCGGAACAGTGGTTGAAGCAAACCTTATCGGGTTTGAGGATGCTCTAAGAGCTAAATTGTTCGACAATAAAATCATCACAAAATAAGGGAGTAGAAAATGAATGAAAATGAAATCTTAAGGCTTTTCACAGTCGCAGCGATGATGGAGATCATCGACCAAACAAAAACGGCACCATCGTTTGCTTTTGATAAGTACTTTACATCAAGAAAAGGTGTAATGGGAACATCAGTGAATATTCCTATCAAAAAAGGTGCTGGTATTATCTTAGAGAGCGTGTCTCCAAATGCTGAGCACCTTATCCATGAAGACAGTGACAAGTACATCTTGACTGTTTCATTGCCAAGGTTTCCTTTGGAGTCTATCATCAGTGCATCTGATCTAAATGAGCTTAAAGCTCTTGATGGAAAAGAAGACAAAGTTCAAGCACTATCACAAATGATCGGTGAGAAATTAAAAGAGCATAAAGACTCATTTATGACTACTATTGAGTATATGAGTATCGGTGCTCTTTTTGGAAAAGTTATGGACGGAAAAGGGAACACTCTGTTTGAGTTCTCAAGCGGTGCTGCTCAAAAAGAGTTCAAAGCTTCAAAAAGCATTATCACAAGTTTAAACGAGATTGATGATGCACTTGTGGAAGAGCTTGGGACTGAGGTTGGTTACTCAATCCTTGCATCAAGAACTTTCATCTCCGGTGTTGCTGATAGAGCTACAACTGAAAAGCTTTTCGAGCAAGGTCAAGCTAAATGGATCAATGAGAACGAAAAAAGAGTTCTTGAGGTTCACGGTAAAAAGTTCATCCCATACACTGCTAAGTATAAAAACTCTAAAGGTGTCGTAAAGAGCTTTATTGCAGACAATGAAGCAATCGTTACGCCAGACAGTGCGGATGTGTACAAGCTTTACTACGGAAGAGCAAACCATACACAAGCTTTAAACAAAGCTCCGAAGCTGTTTTTCTCTGCATCGCCTGAGCCGTTGCCAAAAGGTAAAGGTTACTCTATCGTATCAGAGACAAGACCACTTCCAGCGTGTGTAAGACCAGGTGCTTTAATCAAGCTAAAATATATCAATTCGTAAAAACGAACAGAAAGGGGCTTAAAAGCCCTTTTCTATATTTACCCTATAAAAGATACTAAAAAAAGATTTTAAACGATTTACGGCGATTTTAAACGGTGTTTAAACGCTATTATAAAGGTGGACTATGATAACTAATGAAGATTTGCTAAAAGAGATATCTCAAAGAGAGTTAACTGAGCTTAGTGATGTTAACGGTTCGGGTGAGCTAGATCAAAACATTATCGATTATTGTATAAACGATGCAATCTCTTTTATCAGCTCTTTTATTATCATACCTACAAGTCCGACTCCACTGCTTAGAGATATTGCTGCGGACTTGACTATCGTTGAGTTAAAGAAGAGACAAGGCTTTCCAAAAGAGTCAACAAAAGATGCAAGAGAGCGAGCTGAGTCTATGCTTTTGAAGATGTCTGCAAAGAAGATACCTACTGATATCACATCAAGTGAAAGCACAAAAGCACCCACGCAGAGAAAGCGAAGCTTTGTGCATAATAGCGATAAGCTAGATTTAACAGGTCTTTAAAGGTCGTTTAAATGCTTCAAATTAGAGTTTACGGACTAGAGCAGATACAAGATAAGCTAAATGACTTCAAGCTGCTTGGCGAAGCTCCTTTACAAAAAGCACTGCAAAATATCGGGCAGGTTATAACCTCAAATACCATAGAGAGATTTGAGGACGAGGTTGATCCGCAAGGGACTCCTTGGAAGAGAAGAAAAAAAGAGACCAAAAAAACCAAGGGTAAAAAAATACTCCAGGTCTATGGTCAGCTCAAAAAAGTAACCTGGGAGGCTGGAGTAGGTTTTGTGAAAATTGGACCAACTGTAAATTACGGAAAGCATATTCAATTTGGTACCAAACACATGGATGCAAGACCTTTCCTTGGTATCAATAAAAACGACAAAGAAGACATTATTGATGTATTAGAATCACAACTAAGGAAACACTATGGCTAAAAGCAACACAAAAGATTTAGCAAAAGAACTGTATTTAAAAGGCTTTGAGACTACAAAGATAGCTCAGATACTATCAAAGAGTCCGAAGACTATAAACAACTACAAAAGCGGTGACGGTGACTGGGATGAGCTTAGAGCTGCAGGATATCTTGATAAAAGAGGAGATGATAAAGTAGTTATCTATCAAAACTTTATCGAGGAGATGTACCTTGCAGTTAAAGAGATCAGAGAGTCAAACTTAAAAGCAAACGAAAAAGCAAGTGCCCTGGTGCAACTTGGAGACAGTTTTTCAAAGATGAAAAAAGTCGCATCTTATGAAGACCCGGAGAGCTACAAGCTTGCAATCGCAAAAAGAGTTGTGCAGCTTATCGTTTCAGAGTTTAGACAAAGCTCTGATAAAAGATGCATCGAAAAGATTGTCGAGCTGCTTGAAGACAAAGAGTTTGTTGACGGTTTAGGAAATATCGATGTTGTTTAGCAAAGAGGAGCTTGATGCGTTTCTTGAAGAGACAAGAAGCACTTATGAGCTTGAGGGTAAAGACGAAAAGAGCATAAAAAAGCTCACAAGAAAAGATTTTATAACTTGGCTTGATGATTTAAAATCAGAGCTAAGAGGTCAAATACTCTCAAACGCAACTCTTGATCCAAAGACAAGACAAGAGAGAGTCCAAAGAGCAGAGCATGACTTTGAGTACTTCGCACACACTTACTTTCCTCACTATTTTTCAATAGAGGGCAAAAACAAACTTCACGAGCACCTAGAAGAGGTGTTTACTCAGGTTACTTTGTCAGATGATGGAGAGAAGCACGCCATAGCAGCTCCAAGGGGTCACGCAAAAACAACCTACACAGCACAGCTCTTTCCTTTGTGGTGTATCGTATTTAATAAAAAGCGTTTTATCGTAGAGATAAGTGATGCGGTTGAGCTGGTAGAGGGTAACCTTGAAGCAATAAAGGTCGAGCTTGAAGATAACGAAAACCTAAGGGCAGACTTCCCGGATGTTTGTGGAGTCGGACCGGTTTGGAAAGTGGGTGAGTTCGTTACTAAAAACAAAGTAAAAATGAAAGCCTTTGGTAGCGGCAAGAGACTAAGGGGTGTTAAGTTTGGTGTGTACAGACCAGACCTTTCAATCCTTGATGATCTTGAGAACGATACCAATGTAAGAAGCAAAGCTCAAAGAGATAAACTTGAAGACTGGGTTGATGAAGCGGTACTTAACCTTGGTTCTGCAGATAGAACTATGGATGTGATCTACATAGGAACCATACTGCATAGAGACTCGGTGCTCTCAAGAAAGCTAAAGCTACAGTTTTGGAACCCTAAAAAGTTTCAATCAATCATCACTTTTCCAAAGCGTATGGATATGTGGGAAGAGTACGGCTTTATCTACAAGAACATGGGAGTCGGTGAGGCTAATAGGTACTACAATAAAAACAAAAAAGAGATGAGCGAGGGTGCAGAGGTTCTTTGGAAAGAGGCTCTACCTATAGACAAGCTTATGCAAATAAGAGCTGAAAACCCAAAAGCATTTAACAAAGAGCAGATGAACAATCCTCTAAGCGATGCACAAAAGTTCAAAAAAGAGAAGATGCACTTCTATAGCACTCCTCCAAAGTGCGATCAGTATTTCATGTGGGTTGACCCAGCTGGAGACAAAAAGAAAAGTGACTACACGGCTATAACAGTTCTTGGAATACATAAACAGCAAAGAAAAGGCTATGTACTTGAGTCTCATGTAGAGGTTATGCCCGCAAGAAAAATCATAAACAAAGTGATTGAGTTTCAAAAGCTTTACAAATGCAAGATTGTAGGTGTTGAAACAAACGGCGGACAGTTTTTCTTGAAAGGGTGGTTGCTTGAAGCTGCTTTTGATGCAAGAGTTCATCTTCCGCTTAAGGGGATG